ACCGTACTTGACTGCCCCAGCAGACGATGCAACGATTTGTACGGTTAACTTTTGCATAGGAAATTTATCATGGCACGTTCCACCTTCGAAGGCCCGGTTCTATCGGGCGACAAACGTTTTGGAGTATTTCGTAACGTAGGTTACACACAATTAGTACAAAACGCTGATTTAGACTTTTCTGTAACTACAAATGGCGCCGCTAACTACGCTGGCGGTTCTGGTCAATTTGTTGCCTCAAACGGCATCCCTAACGTAAATGCTACTATTTATGTACCGTCTTCTTCAACTTACCCATCAGTAGTTCAGACTATCCCTGCTGATACAGCTACTAATATCTATCGCGGCGCAGTGTTTTATGTACCTACTGGTGCTGACTTAGATAACATTTACGTGGATTGCTTGGTTCCAGCAGCTGTTTCAGGTGGTAGTGCAGCTCTTACTTCTGTTACTGCTTATATTTCTAATAACTACACAGCAGCAGCCGGTACTGCAACTTACTTCAAAACTGGCGCTATTTCAACAGCTGGTCGTCAGGCTCTCTCAACATTTACAGCTACTCAGATGGCTAACCAAACAGCTACTACTACTGATATTTTGCAGTCTGGTTCACCAAACGTGTCCCAAGTTGTTGTAACTCTTGCTATTGTTGGTACTGCGCTAGATACATTGACAGCTTTAACAGGTAAATACAACTTTACCCTACAGTACACACAGCCAGATAACAACATTGGTACACAAACAACTTACCCATATGGTAACTTTGACTAATTAATCCCGGGGGGTTTACGCCCCCTTTTTTAAAATTTAGGAGATTAATTATGACAATGCAATATGACGTAAAAGGCTCGCATTTTAGCGGTTCAGGTTTAGCTGTATCTGGTCGTGTTCGCCTTAAAAACTTGGTTTATCTTGGTACTGGCACTGCTGGTAGTATTGATTTATTTGATACCACAACTGCTCCTGTATCAGCTACTTATGCTCGTTCTGGAACAACTGTTACAGTAACTTCAACAGGCCATGGTTTGACTACCGGGCAAGCTATTGGTATAACTTATGCCGCTGCTTCTGGTGTTGCTGCTGTTGCTGGCACATATCCAATTACTGTTACTGGCGCTAATACATTTACTATTACAGACCTTAATACTGGAACTATTGCTAGTAGCACAGCTTGTGTTTATTCAACTGGTAGGTTTTTGACTAGCTACAACACAGGCACCGCAGTTCAGCCATTTCAAGTTATTTTTTCTGGTGAAGGTATTTTGGCTCAAAACGGTATTTATGTAGTTGTTACCAATATTAACTTCCAGACGCTTCAATATGGCTAAGAAAAAAGGTGTTTCGCTTGCAGTTGGGCGTGGTGAGAAACTACCGGTCTCAAAAGGGGCTGGTCTTACCGCCAAAGGTCGTGCTAAATATAATGCGGCTACTGGCAGCAATTTAAAAGCTCCACAGCCTGAAGGTGGCCCACGTAAGAAATCTTTTTGTGCCCGTATGTCTGGTATGCCGGGACCTATGAAAGATGAAAAAGGCAGACCGACAAGAAAAGCAGCTAGTTTAAAACGCTGGAATTGTGGTTCAAAATGAATGACATTAACCCAATTGAAACCGCTAGGGAACTAGCAACTCATGCTAATGATATTGAGCACCTGCAGGCAGATATGGACAAACTTGTTAAAGACATGGAAGAAGTTAAAAAATGCCTAGCAGAAATACAACGTTTGTTGTCAGATGATAGGGCTAGTAAAAAAACTATGCACACTGTTGTTAATGTAATTGCTGTTTTATTCGGTGGTTTAATTGTTGCTTTATTTGAAAAGTTTGTAAAATAATGCCTAGTGTGTCAAAAAAACAACACAATTTTATGGCAGCTGTTGCAAAAAACCCACAGTTTGCTAAAAAAGTAGGTTTAGAGCAGTCTGTAGGTAAACATTTTTTAGATGCCGATAAAGGCAAGAAATTTAGGAGTGGTGGTATGACCCCAGAACAACAGAAAAAATACTATGCCGATAACAAAGCTACGGCTAAGAAAAAAGAAGAAGACAGAGACTATGAAGTCTTTGGATCTCGTGGCGACGCTGCTCGTAAAGGCATGGCTGAAGGTCGCATGGACCAACAAGGTAATGCATACAAAAAAGGTGGCAAAGTGGAAAAAGAATCTAAATCCGAAACAAAAAAAGAAATGGCAATGGATAAGAAGCAGGACGTTGCCATGATTAAGAAAGCGTTCAAAGAGCACGATGCTCAAGAACATAAAGGTGGTAAGGGTACTAAAATATCACTTAAAGCGGGCGGTAAAGTTCGTGGTTGTGGTGTTGCTCAACGTGGTTTAACAAAAGGAAAAGTATTATGAAAATCAAAGAAACAATGGGCCCAAAAACAATGGCTAAAGATGTAGAAAAGTTTCCTCAGTTTGCATCTCACGATGCTGCTACAGCTAAACATGGTGCAGGCCATTTGCCACACCACAAGTTCTTTCAAGAGCACAAAGCTGGTCATGACGTTCATACTGATGCTGTACAAAAGATGTGTGGCGGCGGTATGGCTATGGGCGGTATGGCTAAAATGAAAAAGACCAAGGCTTGCTAAATGAGAGCTTCTCGTGGCATGGGTGATATTAACCCTGCTAAGGAACCAAAAGCTAATAAATCCGCAGTCCTGTTAAAGGAAGGCGGTAAAGTAAATGCTGCTGGTAACTATACAAAACCAGAAATGCGTAAACGGATTGTTTCACAGGTTAAAGCTGCTGCTACTCAGGGAACTGGGGCGGGTAAATGGTCAGCCCGTAAAGCACAGTTAGTAGCTAAAAAGTATAAAGCTGCAGGTGGTGGGTATAAATGAGTGGGTTGGCAAAACCACAACGTTCATTAAAATCCTGGGGTGATCAGAAATGGACAACCAAATCTGGTAAAAAATCATCTGAAACAGGAGAGCGGTATTTGCCAAAGAAAGCTATTGACGCATTAAGCCCACAAGAGTATGCTGCAACAACACGCGCTAAACGGGCAGGAAAAGCAAAAGGTAAGCAGTTTGTAGCACAACCTAAAGCAATTAAAGAAAAAGTAAAACCGTACAGGAAAGTAAAGTAATGGCTACTAAAAATTGGATTGCAAACGCAATTAAAAAACCCGGCGCATTAAAAGCATCTTTAGGTGTTAAAAAAGGTGAAAAGATTCCGCCAAGCAAACTAGCTGCAGCTGCAAAGAAACCCGGCAAGATGGGTAAGCGGGCTAGGCTTGCGGAAACCTTAAAAGGATTTAAAAAGTAATGACAACTACCGGCACCTCAGCGTTTAACCTAGACTTAAATGATCTAGTAGAAGAGGCGTTTGAGCGCTGCGGTGCTGAGCTTCGTACTGGTTACGACTTTAGAACTGCGCGTCGGTCTTTGAATCTACTTACGATTGAGTGGGCAAACCGAGGTATTAATTTGTGGACTATTGAGCAAGGGCAGATTACTTTAGTCCAAGGCACAAATACATACGATTTACCGATAGACACTATTGACCTTTTAGAGCACCAAATTCGTACTAATGCTGGAAATACAGCAACACAAACAGACATTAATATTAGCCGCATTAGTGTTTCAACATATGCCACAATTCCAAATAAACTAAGTCAGGGGCGCCCTATTCAAGTTTGGATTCAACGTATGTCTGGAGCACAATACCCAAGCACTACAAACCCAAACGGCGTAAATTCAGCCGGTATAGATGCCCCTAAAATTACTGTTTGGCCTACACCAGATGGCTCTCAGACGTATACTTTTGTTTATTGGCGGTTGCGTCGTATTCAAGATGCGGGTAATGGCGTTAATACACAGGATATTCCGTTTAGATTTATACCTTGTATGGTGGCTGGACTAGCGTATTACCTTTCCATTAAACTGCCTGGTGTAGATCCCCAGCGGGTAACCGGTTTAAAAGCAGACTATGAACAGCAGTTCCAGTTAGCAGCGGAAGAAGATAGAGAAAAAGCTCCAGTACGATTTGTCCCACGCAGGATGTTTATTGGGGGTGGTTGATGCCTAATAAATTTTCTTCCGGTAAGTACGCGATTGCGCAGTGTGATCGTTGCGATTTTAGGTACAAACTGACTGAATTGCGTACTGAAATAGTTAAAACTAAACCGTATCAGTTAAAAGTTTGTAAAACCTGTTGGGACCCAGACCACCCTCAGTTACAATTAGGTATGTATCCTGTGAATGATCCACAGGCGGTTCGTGAACCTAGAAGAGACAACAGCTATGTTGCATCTGGTTTAGACGCTAATGGGTATCCTAGCGGCGGTAGCCGTGATACGCAGTGGGGTTGGAATCCTGTTGGACAAGGGTATGATTTTAATGAAACGCCTAACTATTTAGTTGGGAACACAGCAGTAGGAATAGTAACAATTAACTAGGAGTAGGATATGGGGTATAAAAGCGCAGCGGACGGAATTACAAGTAAGGGCAAAACTAAAGGTAAAAACCTTGGCGATTCAGGCCCTAACGTTGGTTTAGAAAAAATGAAAAAAGGTTCTGGTGGTTTAAATCAAGATACGATGGAAGCCGTAGGACGTGGTTTAGCTAAAGTAGCAGCAAACGGAAAATAATCATGGCAATTAATAATAAACCTGCATCTAAGTATGCACAGCCCCACACTATGAGTGGTAAAAAAGTTGGTGGTGAGTTACCATCCATGTCTACTGAGCGTGGTTCTAAGTACATGGAAGAAATGGCTATTTCTGTTGGTAACGTTAGCAAAGATAACTACCCACCTACCAAAACTGCTGGTATCCAAGTTCGTGGTGGTAAAGCACAAACTAAAGGTAAGATGGCAAGAGGGCCGATGGCCTAAGGGTAATCATAGATGAACTATGTTCAACTGTATCAAGCGATACAAGACTACAGCGAGAATACTGAACCGCTGTTTGTAACTAATATCCCGCGTTTTGTCCAAGAGGCAGAAGATAGGATTTACAACAGTGTTCAAATTCCATCGCTTCGTAAGAACGTAACAGGTAACTGTAGCGCTGGAAACCAATATTTATCTTTACCTGCAGATTATTTATCTACGTACTCTGTTGCCGTAATAGATTCTGGTGGTAACTATAATTACCTGCTTAACAAAGACGTAAACTTTTTACGAGAATCCTATCCAACTACTGTGCTGGTTAGCGGCTCCTATCAAGGTACACCACAAGCTATTCCTAAGTACTACGCCCTATTTGGTAACCAATACGGTAACTTAGACGCTTTGTCTTTAATTATGGCTCCTACTCCCGATTCTAGTTATCCAGTAGAGCTACACTATTTTTATTACCCCGTATCTATTGTTCAAGGGCAAATTGCTACTTTTTATAGCCCTGTTGGCGGGTCGCTATATACCAATGGTAATTACCAAGATATTGCTCTAACTGGTGGAAATGGCGCAGATGCTACAGCTACAATTACTGTTTCTGGTGGTGTTGTTACTTCCGTGGTCCTTAATAACGGTGGTAGTTTTTATATTGCTGGAGATGTGTTAAGCGCTAATACTAGTGATTTAGGCGGTACAGGCTCAGGATTTAGCGTTACTGTGGCTACGGCAAATAACCCTACTGGAGTTAGCTGGCTTGGTGATAACTACGACCCAGTATTGCTTTATGGCTCATTAAGAGAAGCAGTCTTGTTTATGAAGGGTGAGCAGGATATGGTTGCTTACTACGAAAAAATGTACCAAGAATCTCTTGCACAACTTAAACGCCTTGGTGATGGCCTTGAAAGAAATGACGCATACAGAAGGGGGCAGACCAGTCTGCCTTATAATCAGCTATGATTTCACAAGGTCAATGTAACATTTTTAAACAAAACTGCTTAAGTGGGTTAGAAAACTTTGCCGTTGGTACCACTTATGTTTATAAAATTGCCTTATATACTAGCTTAGCTAATTTAACCCCAGATACCGTTGCTTATAGTACTACCGGTGAGGTTTCTGGCTCTGGATACACTGCTGGGGGTAATGTTTTAACAGTTAGTCAAGTACCCACCTATGACGCCTCAAATGATACTGCGTATGTTAACTTTGCCAATGTAACTTGGAACCCAGCTTCCTTTACTACTAGAGCAGCTTTAATATATAATTCAACTACTGGAGCGGCTGTAGCGGTGTTGGATTTTGGTTCAGATAAAACAAATACAGCAGCAGGTACTTTTACTGTTACTTTTCCAACAGCAACATCGACAACTTCTATTTTAAGGATTTCTTAATATGAGCATTGAACAATCAAACTTTGGTGACGCTTCTAGCGCATCAGTAACCCGTGGCGCACAACACGCTGAGACTTTAGGTATTGAAGGTTACTACCACGTAGTATGCCGTGACTCTGAAGGTAATGTTAAATGGGAAGAAAGCTTTCCTAACTTAGTTACTGCTGTTGGTAAGCAGGCTTTGTTTGACTACTATTTCGGTGCTACTGGTACAGGTGGTGGTACAGCTGCTGGTGCTAACTATTTAGGTCTTTGCGGCGGTACAGCTACTTACACAGCTGCTGATACTATGGCTTCGCATA